GTCTGGGAGAGAGCAAGTCGCCATCTGGTGTACTGTGCCTCGCCTGGGGGTCCATTTCGGCAAACGCGGCGGGCGCGCTGCGGGCAAAGCTCTCCGGGGCAGGCAGGTCATGGCGGACAAGATAGTCACCGACGCGCAAGGCGCGTTCGATGTCGCCGACGTCGAAACACCACGGCAGCATTTGGCTGATGACCGGGTCATGTGCGCCGCTGTCGGCGGCGAGTGCGCCGTCGATATAGGCGTTCCAGTTTTCTGCCATCAGCTCGGCCTTGCGTTCTTGGCGGCGCTCGGTGGACTGGATTTCTTTCAGCTGGCGCTTGTCTTGCGCCAGTTGCGCCAGCGCCAGTTCATGCGCGCTGCCGCGCACCGGGGTTTCTTCGGTGGCGGCACGTTCGGCGGCGCGGCGGGCTTCTTCGCGCTGTTTGTGCAATCGTGCAGGGCTTGCCATGTTTTACTCCCAGCCAGAGCCGTCGGCTTTCGGTACTTTGATACCTTCGACCAGACAGCAGGCGTCATAATCTTCAATGACGTAGCATTCATTCATGCTGCGGTATTCTTCGATGCGGTCTTTTTTCGGGTTATCGAGGTAATACAGGCGAGTCGAACCGGCTTGCGTATAGATAGAGAGATTCGACAGCGGCGTAATCATGAAGGCATCTTCGGGGAAGAATGGCACCGCGATGGTTTTCAAACCGCCGAATAATTGGCTGACCATTAGGCTTTCCAGCGCGCGGCGCTCGGTCGGTTTATCGTTGTCGCCAATCAAATGCAGGTATTTGTCGGTCAGCAATTTGCGTCCGGCGATAACGATTAACTCGTTATCGTGATACCACGGCTCAATCAATTCATGCGCAGCGTCATATACGGCGGCATCAATATTCGGGTAGTCCTTGTCATTGAGGTTGCCGATTTTTTTGCCACTCATGACTGCGCTGGATTTATGCGCGCGCAGTTGTTGCAGCCAGCCAATGTTTACGTCTTGCAATTTCGGGTTGGTGGTGCGGTTGGTATCGGCGGCGACGGAGGTGCCGTTAAAACCAATCATCAGGCGGTCACGGGCAATCTGTTTGCTAGTTGCCAGCCGTAGCAATGACTGGAATTCGGGGCGGTGCCGCCAACTGTCGAGGGTGTTGTAGCGGATATGCGTGTCAAAGTTGGTTTGTTCGCAGCGGTATTTGTCATTGGACAGTGCCTTTACGTCGCGCGTTTGCCGCTCGGCGTTGCCGCTGGTGTCGGTACGCCCGGCAATGGTGCTATTGACGCCAATAAAGACTTTTTCGCCTTCTTGTTGATCGACGGTGATGTGGTTGATTAGCGTCAGGAACGGGCTGGATTCCTGAATTTTTTCCAGCAGTTTTTGTTCAACGGCGGGTTCAACGCTGAATTTCTGTGTGGCGTCAGCAACATGGTTTAATTCTGCAACGCGGTGCAGGAATTTGTTGAAATGGTCGCGGGTTTGCTTGTGCATTTGTAGTCCTTAGCAATCGGTTTGGATGTCGGTCGTGCCATTGGCAATGGGACGCGGGGCAGCAAATAATTGTGCCAGTTCTGGCGGATTGGCCGGGGTGGTATCCATCGCCTGTTTCAATTCGGCAAATTGCTTTTGCAATTCACCAAACTGCGCTTTAAGCGCATCAATATCGCCCTGCAATCCTTTTTTGCCTGTGCTGTATTCATTGGCAACGGTGGTAATGGCTTCTTCAATTCCGGCAAATCGTTTGCCGTTGTCCTTTTCTGCATTTTCCTGTTTGGAAAATATCGCTTTGATTTTTTCCAAAATGCCGGGGGAGGGTTTCTCTTCGTCGCTTAAATCTGCCGGGTAATAATCGGAAAATAGATGTTCCGGTTCTTTTTGGATGCTGAAAGACAGGCGGCTGGTGCCGAGGCTTGCCGGACTGTCAGTTACACCCAAACCGACCAAATAGGCCTCGCCGGTATCGGCAAATTTTGGATCGATTTCAACCGAGGTGAATACTTTTTGCCCGGATTGGTTAATTTTGACCAGCTCCGGGGTCGGGTTGATGGTGGCAAGGAGGATGGTTTTTCCTTCTGCATTCTTCTCCGTTTTGAGCGCGGTAACGTCGCCCAATGCAGCAAAGACGCCATCCGGCAAGAGGCTGCGGTAATGTTCGAGCCAAATGCGCGCGGTGTACTTGGCGGGGTCATAATTTTTCGCCATTTGTTCGAGGTGTTCACCGCTGATATGGCGGCCGTCGATGGTTGCGCCTTCGGTGGCGACAATGTGGTATTTCAAGGGATGCTCCGGAGCAGGTGATTCGGTGGCACGATTATTTGCCGCGAACGCCCGCGCGCTCAATCGGCGCGTTTCCACAATCCCTATTTGTGGAAATTGCGCGCTTTTGCCCCCGCGCGTGCCTGTCCATCATGCGCGCCATGATGATGACCCTGCTTAATCCCGATTTGTCCCCCGAAAAAAATGCGCGCCTGTTGTACTGGCGCGGCTTTACCTGTGCCGAAATCGCCCGCCTGATGGGCATCCCTGACACCACCGTCCGCTCGTGGAAGACGCGCGAAGGATGGGACCGGGCGACGACCGCCCGCCGTATCGGCGAGCAGATTGATGTGCGCCTTGCTGTCCTCGTTGCCAAAGACGAAAAGTCCGAAAAGGACTACAACGAAATGGACAAACTCGCCAAAATCCTCGAACGGACAGCGCGCATTGAGCGCTATGAAGACGGCGGCAATGAGGCAGACTTGAATCCCAATGTGCGCAAACGCAATGAGGCCAAGCGGCGCAAAGCGAAAGCGCGTGGCGATTCCGGAAAAATTGACGATGAGATGCTTACCGAATTGAAGCGGGAATTTCACAAACGCATCTATCCGCATCAGAAGGCGTGGTACGAACATTCCAAGAAATACGAAATGCGCCAGTACGTAAAAAGCCGTCAAATTGGTGCGACGTTTTATTTTGCGTTGGAAGCATTATTGACGGCATTGGATACTGGCAAAAACCAGATTTTTCTTTCCGCCTCGAAAAGTCAGGCGCATATTTTCCGCAGCAACATTGTCGCCTTTGTCGATGAGGTGTTAGGTATACAACTCAAGGGCGAACATATCAAACTGGCACCGCGTACTACGCTATATTTCCTCGGCACCAATTCCAATACGGCGCAATCCTATTCTGGCGATTTGTACATTGACGAATATTTTTGGATTCCGCAGTTCAAAAAGCTCAAACACGTAGCGTCAGGGATGACGGTACACGATGACCGCCGCATTACTTATTTCTCCACGCCCTCAACCGTTACCCATGAGGCCTATCCATTGTGGACAGGCGCGGAATTTAACAAAGACCGCCCAAAATCCGAGCATATTGATTTGGACGTGTCGCATAAAGCGCTGAAGGACGGGCGATTGTGCGAAGACGGGTATTTCCGCCAAGTGATTACCATTGAGGATGCTATAAATAGTGGTTTTGACCTCGTTACGATGGAAAAACTGCGGATTAAATTCCCACCGGGGCAATTTGAGAATCTGCTTATGTGCCAATTCGTCAATGACACAGACAGCATTTTCAAGATGGCCGAATTACAGCGCTGCATGGTCGATGCGTGGACAGTATGGAAAGACTACACCCCGCTGGCGGCGCGTCCGCTCGATGACGCACCGGTGTGGATTGGTTATGACCCCAGCCGCTCGCAGGATGATGCCTCGTTGGTCGTCATCGCGCCGCCACGGGTCGAGGGCGGGGTTTTCCGCATTGTCGATAAGCAGAGTTTCAACGGGCTGGATTTTGATGGGCAGGCGCAAAAGATTCGTGAATTTTGCAGCATTTATAACGTGGCCAATATTGCTATTGATGCCACCGGTATTGGGCAGGCCGTTTATGACCTGGTGCGCCAGTTTTATCCGCGCGCCAAGAAAATCATTTACACCGTAGAGGCCAAGAACGAAATGGTGCTGAAAGCGAAGCAGCTCATCCACCACGGTCGTCTGCAATGGGACGCGGGGTGGACAGATATTGCCCATGCCTTTTTGACCATCCACCAAGCGCAGACAGGCAGCGGGCGGCAGGTTACTTACAAGGCAAGCCGCACCGCGACCACCGGTCATGCGGATTTGGCATGGGCAACGATGCACGCGCTTATCAATGACCCGCTCGGCGAGATTGCGACGGCGGGTTTTTCCGGCAAACGTGGTTTTGCCCGTATTTTTTAATTTTCGGAGTATTTGATGTTCAAAGGTAAAAAAACAGCCACGTCTACGGATAAGCAGCGGATGTTTTCGTTTCAATGGGCGGGCGAGGAAATCGAAGTAACCGGCGCGATGCTGTTGCAGTATCTTGAATGCGCCTTTAATGGTGAATATTACGAATTGCCGTATTCGATAGATGCGCACGCCAAATATTATTATTCCTTGCTGTATATCCGCAGCGCTTTGCAGGCCAAAGCCAATATCCTGACCAGTTGCTACCAGCCGCACCCATTATTGTCGCGGCAGGAATTTTCAAAGCTGATTATGGATTATTTGTGGTTTGGCAATGCCTATCTTGAGCGGTCATATGCTCGCAGCGGCAAATTATTGGCATTGCGTCATTCCCCGGCAAAATTCACCCGCCGCAGTCGCGATAACCGTTACAGAGTCATCGTGCGCGACCGCGATTTTTTCAGCGGCTACGCCATTCACGATTTCCCCAAAGGGAGCATTTTTCATTTGTTCGAGCCGGACGTGAATCAGGAGATTTACGGTGTGCCGGAATGGTTGCCTGCCATTCAATCGGCGCTACTCAATGAGGCGGCCACCAAATTCCGCTTGCGCTATTACCGCAATGGCTCGCACGCAGGCTATATCATGTATCTGACAGATGCAAATATCAATGAGGCGGATATTGACACCTTGCAGGAGCAGCTGAAACTGTCAAAAGGGCCGGGGAATTTCCGCAATTTGCTGTTGTACGCGCCCAATGGCAAGACGGATGGCATCAAGTTGCTGCCGATTTCCGAGGTGGCCGCGAAGGATGAGTTTTTCAACATCAAGGCGGTGTCGCGCGACGACCAACTCGCCGCCTGCCGTGTGCCACCGAACCTGATTGGCATCGTACCGACCAACAGTAGTGGGTTCGGCAGCATTTCAGACGCGGCAAAGGTGTTTGCCCGCAATGAGGTCAGGCCATTACAGGACCGGTTTTTGCAAATCAACGATTGGCTCGGCGAGGCGGTCATCGTTTTCGAGGGCTATGAGATCGCGGCGCTCGATCCAACCGAACCATCATGATTTGCGTCGCCTCAAATGAGGACGAAAAAGAGGAAACGCCGGAGATATCCGGCGTTGTTTTTGTTCAGTATTTGTAAATCAAGTTGTCCTCGTAGCGTGCCGTCGAATTGAGGACTGTGTTGACGCGGATGGTCTGGTAATCGGTAAAGCGCTCCCAGCCGGGCAGGCGGTCGCCGATGACCAGTTGCAGGTAAGCGGGCAACTCGCTCCGGGTGGACGAGAAAAAGATGAACGGCGGGCGGACGTGCTGCATCAAGCGCAAAAACTCGACCATGCCGAAATAGCCTTGCTGTTTGTATGCGCCCTGCATGGTGCAGATATAGGGCGGGTCGAGGATGAGCAGGCGGCGCGGGTTGGCGGCGTGTTGCGGCAGCAGGGGGGCGTAGCTTTCGC